CGACACAGAGCGTTGGGGTCAATACTTCCGTCCTGCTGGTGTATCAGCACCTGCTGGTGCCAGTGTTGATGCAGAAGAATCTGCACCGGTTAAGCCTGCACTCAAGGTAGCCGCACCAACACCTGCTGTTACAAGCGACTTTGATGAAGATGAGGCTCCGGCCGCATCAGCACCAGTATCGGCCAAGCCAGCACAAAAAGCTGAAGACATTTTGGCAATGATTCGAGCTAGACAGCAGAAGTAATGCGAACAGCTCTGGACACAGAGCTGTTTCCAAACATGTGTGAAGTGGTAGAAATGCCACTTCACCATCAATGGGTTTATCTAATTCAGAAAAACGGAAACAGCAGTTTGCGGATTCAGCAATCAAGAGATAATCTTGCTGTGTTTACCAATGACGAAATCTCAGTGCTTGATTATGTAGATGTCTATATACGCAATCCTCGAGCTAGATACGTTAGTGGAGTAAACACCTACTTGCAACATCTTCAACGCGATCACCCTGAATTGGATTTTTCTACCACATTGTGGTTTGCCAAACGATATAAATTTTTAAACACACACTACTTGCCACAGTTCCATTGGTTGGCAAATCTTGCTCGTTACATGAGTAGCGATACAAAAATACGTTTTAGAAATTTTGAAGATTTAAAATACATAACCGATATACATGTTCGTGCAGGAATAACGCCTCCAACAAAAGAGTTTGTCACACAATTATTATCAAATGATCCAGGACTTGAACTTTGGTTTTATCTAGACCAAATTCTATTGGATCTAGCAGGGAAAGAAATGACCTGGCCTGAACTACTTGATTATTATCAAACAAATTATAAAAATATTATACAACATGTATTGCCCTAGACTAGATCATTTTGTCCGCTTCAATCCTGATGGTTCTGTGAGTCGTTGCGGACACATGGTTGAAGCACCACACTTTGATTCCTTAGAACAAATGGAAAACAGCAACTGGCTGCATGAAATTAAAAAACAGTTTGCACAAGATCAATGGCCCGCAGAATGTGTAAGATGCCAAGAAGTTGAAATTGGCAATGCTGACAGCATAAGAATATATGCTATCAAACTAGATCAAGATGAAACACACCCAGATTATTTACAAGTTGGTGGAGTGTTAGACAATGTATGTAACGCCGCCTGTCAGACTTGTGGTCCCGATTGCAGTACCAGGATTGGTTCGTTATACGGAAAAACTTTCCTTATTGTAAACAACAGTAAACAATTTCAAAGTTTGCCACAACATCGTATACGACATTTAGACATCAACGGTGGCGAACCCAGTTACAGTAAAAATTACAAACAAATATTATCTAACTTGCCACCTAAGCTCAAAACACTTAGACTTAACACAAATTGCAACATAGTATTATCAGAATTAACCGAGATAGTCAATCGTGGTATTGAAGTCACAGTTACAGTGAGTTGTGATGGAATTGGCGACATGCATGAATTCATGCGTTGGCCCATTAAATGGGATACATTCTATAAAAACTTGATGACGTATAAGTCCATGCCTGTTGCACTAAATTTATGGACTACTGTGAGCATTCTAAATGTAAAAGATTTGCCCAACATACAGGCATTTGCCCAGGAACACAACATTGACCATAGTTATGCCTATCTAAAACATCCAGCGGTGCTAGATGTCAATAATGATGATCAAGAATCAATCAACACATACATACAGAAACAAAAGCAATTGAGAGGCATGGTATGAAAATAGCAATCACCGGTGACACAGCTGGAATAGGGCAGGCTCTAGCAAAATGCTATGCTGACCGTGGGCACAACATTGTTGGACTCAGTCGACGCAACGGGCACAACATACGTGTGATACCAAAAATTGCAGACCTAGTAGAACCTTGCGATATGTTTGTTAACAATGCACAAGCAGGATATGCTCAAACTGAATTGCTATTCGAAATAGCAAAACGTTGGAAAGGTACAGGTAAAAAAATTATAGTAATTAGTACCATAATGACACAAGATCCCGTGAGTGTGTTGCCTGGATTAGAAATGGACGCTTACCGTATTCAAAAAACAACTCTTGAAGAAGCAGTCAAACAACTACGCTATCGTGGTCTGGGAATTTCTATTACTATAGTGCGTCCGGGTAACATAGCCACCAGTCCAGATAAAACTGTGCCGCCGGCCGCTGATGTCAATACATGGGCTGGGTTTTTAATGCAAACACTAGACACAGCACATGCTAATGGGTTGGCAATTCCTGATATTTCTTTAGGCCCAGCATACCAATGACCCCCAAGGATATGTTAACCAATCCATATTTTTGTCCAATGCCTTGGACTGGCTTGATGTATAATTTTAATGGTTCAGTTAAAAATTGTATTCGCAGTGCCGGTCCGTTGGGAAATATTAAAGATCAACCTATTGAACAAATTTTAAACACAAACAATCAGGTTAGACAACAACAAATTACAAGTCAACAACCAGTAGAAACATGTCATACTTGTTATGATCTAGAGCACGGTAAAAAAGGATTTGACATTATTAGTGATCGAATTTTTTATATACGTGAATTAAAAAATACACCAGTTGATACATACCAAGTTGGTAACTTTGATTTAAAAACAATAGATGTGCGTTGGACCAATTTGTGTAATTTTGCCTGTGTGTATTGTGGGCCAGAATTTAGTAGCAAGTGGGCTGATGAATTAAAAATTCATCCCAGTGTGCCCAATACTCAACAACTAGATGAATTTAAAAATTACATTTATGATCATGGAGGTCAACTCAAACATGTGTATCTAGCCGGTGGCGAACCATTGTTAATGAAAGAAAACTTAATACTGCTAGAAAAATTAAATCCTGGAGTAAACATCAGGATAAACACTAACCTAAGCAAAGTTGATACTCGAGTATTTGATGAAGTTTGTAAATTTCAAAATGTACATTGGATTGTGAGTGTAGAAACCATGGCCGAAGAATTCGAATATATTCGACATGGAGGAAATTGGACAGATTTTTTAGATAACTTATTAATAATTAAACAATTAGGTCACAAGATATCGTTTAATATGTTGCATTTTTTGTTAAATTACAATTCAATTTTTGATTGTGTTGATTTTTTAACAGCTCAAGGATTTCATAACAATAGTTTTATAATCGGAGCACTATTAAATCCTGATTACCTAAATATTAGACATTTGCCTGAAACTGTGTTAAACTCTGTAAAGAGCAAATTACAAGATAGAATCAATCAAAAACCGGGATATCTTCTTGAGGACGGTTACCAAAACATGTTATACTACATTAGTACGCCTGCTGAAAAAAATATCAATTTATCAATTGATAAATTGGCAGAATTAGATCAGCGTAGAGGGGTAGATAGCAAGACAATTTTTAAAGATTTTTATAAGGACATAAATCATGGGAAAACCATTTGACGTAAGCAAGTTCCGCAAGGAAATCACCAAAAGTATTGACGGGTTGTCAATTGGCTTTAACGATCCAACAGATTGGATTAGCACAGGCAACTTTGCTTTGAACTACCTCATCAGTGGAGACTTCAACCGCGGTATTCCACTGGGCAAGGTCACTGTATTTGCCGGTGAATCTGGTGCAGGTAAAAGTTATATCTGTTCGGGAAACATTATCAAGAACGCACAGGATCAGGGTATCTATGTGGTGTTGGTTGATAGTGAAAATGCTCTTGACGAAGACTGGCTCAAAGCATTAGGAGTTGACACAAGCGAAAGCAAGTTACTCAAGTTAAGCATGAGCATGATCGATGATGTTGCCAAGACTATTAGTACATTCATGAGTGACTATAAAGCATTACCAGATGGCGAACGCCCTAAAGTTATGTTTGTTATTGACTCATTGGGTATGTTATTGACTCCTACCGACGTTAATCAATTTGATGCAGGCGAAATGAAAGGTGACTTGGGTCGTAAACCCAAAGCACTCACAGCACTTGTTCGTAACTGTGTAAACATGTTCGGTAGTTACAATGTGGGGTTGGTTTGTACCAACCACACATACGCAAGCCAAGACATGTTTGATCCTGATGACAAGATCTCAGGTGGACAAGGATTCATCTATGCATCAAGTATTGTTGTGGCCATGAAGAAACTCAAGCTCAAAGAAGACGAAGATGGCAACAAGATTTCGGATGTCATGGGTATCCGTGCCGCTTGTAAAGTAATGAAGACACGTTATTCTAAACCGTTTGAAGGTGTGCAGGTTAAGATTCCATACGAAACAGGGATGAGCCCATACTCTGGGCTTACTGACTTGGCTGAGAAGAAGGGCCTGCTCAAGAAAGACGGAAATAGACTGGCATTTACCAC